GGGCCGGTGGTGTGCGGGCCTGCTCGCCGGGCTCGGTGACGGCTGGTGGTCCTCTGCCGCGCGTCTTTCTGCTTCTGGACGCTGTGCGAAAGCAGCAGCGTAGGGGGTGAATTGCCGAATGGCAAGAGGGGAACTCCCCTTTTATTTCCCGGCGTAGCCGGGGCGTTTTAAAATCATACGGACTCACGCTACGTTTGGCAGTGGCTTTCCGGCGGCAACCTGAACAACGGGTCTAACGCGGGCCGGTGGTATGCGAACCTGAACAACGGGCTCGGTAACAGCTGGTGGAACTATGCCGCGCGAATTTCTGTGAGAATTTTGATGTGTAGCGTGTTTCGCTGTCCTTTGAGACAGCCCTAAAATGGCGGGGGCGGAATGCCCGAAATTCAAGCACCAGCATCGGCGGTCAGGAAACTGACTGCTGACCCTGTGGCGGAAGTGGACACAGGTGGGGGTTAGTAGTAAAACCGAAAGCTCTTGAACACAGAAAGAAAGAGGACTGGTAATGAAGACATATTGCCGAAGAATGGATATTTCTGGCGAAAATTTCATCAGGAAATACATAGCTGCATTTATATATGACAAGCTAGAAAATGGTAATATGCCGAGTATTTTTGCTTACTATGGAAGCATAAGTAAAAATGAGGCTAGAAGGCGGTTGGAGAATTCACCGGAATTTGTAGCATCTGTGATCGATCAGATTGCGTATGAAATGTCGTGGCATTTGAAGACCAGAACTGTAAGGGAACATATCTATATGGTAGTTCCGGAAGAGAAACTTGTGAAAAATGTTGATATAGTAGATGGAATGAGCGGAAAAATTAGAACGCTAGGACTTGAAAAGATGATCATGCAGCTATATGAGGTGTTGGCCAAGGAAGCGGCAGATGAGTTGTGGACGGCAAAAGTCGGACTTTTTCAAGTTGCATCAATACCTGGAAGAGGACAAGCTTACGGCAAAAAATACATCGAACGATGGATGTCGCGTGATCCGGAAGGAACCAAATATTGCGTTCAGTCAGATATTAAAAAATGCTATCCCTCTATGTCACATGATAAAATATTAGAATTTCTTCGAAGAGATTTAGGAAAGTCAGATATGTTGTTGTACTTGTTTGAGACTTTGATTGGATTGTATTCTGAAGCAAAGGTGCAGAACAAAGAGAAAGATTGCAAACATGGGATTTTTATAGGCTCTCCGGTGTCGAAAGATCTGTGCAATTATTATCTATCTTATTTGTACCATTATTGCACAAATGAACTTTATGAAATGAAGACCAGACGAGGGAAGACAACAAGAAAAAGATTGATTTATCATATCATGATTCAGATGGATGATATCATTCTTTTTGGCTCTAATAAGAAAGATCTTCATAAGGCAATGCTGCTTGTTATTGAATTCGTAAAATCTACACTCTGTCTAAAGATCAAAGATTCCTGGTCGTTATTTCGTACAGGTTATGTTGACAGAAACGGAAAACAAAAAGGAAGGGATTTAGACTATATGGGGCTTGTGTTCCATGGACAGAATTTAATCAAAAGATGTTATTCCGGAAAAACAGTGACAATACGGAATGTGTCAACAAGGATAAGAGCATCAATATTCCTAAAGGCTCGCAGGAAAATTCATAGATTTGCGAAAAAAATAAAGAACAAAAAGATTATAGGTAGTAAATTCGCCATGAGTACCATAGCATATAACGGTTGGTTTGTAACAACAGACTCCTTTTTTGTGAGGGTTGCAGAATGTTGGGATCAACTTATTTCGATGGCTAAAAATATAATCAGCCGTTATGCGAAACAGAAAAGCTATGCTATGGAAAAATATTATAAGAAGTGGAGGAAATTGAATTATGCATAAAACGAATAGCCCGGAATCACAAGGAAACATTACATATGCTGTTCTTCCAGATGGTTCCGCTGATGTATGGATTCGTAAGAACGAAGTCCAGCTTCCGGAAAAAGATGAAGGACCACAGGGTATGGAAGCTGATGAAATCTATTTTAAAGTATCTGCAGGTGTTGTTCCTAAGGAAGAGATAGTTGCAGATCTTGATTTTTGGTTCGATCAGTTGAAAGACAAAGAAGAAGGCTGCAATGCTGATTATCTTTCTGTTGAAACATACCGAGCAGAAAAGAAAAAGGAGATTTCTCAGATCTGCCAGAGCACAGTTTTTGCAGGAACGGACATTGATATTTCGTCTGGAAAGGAACACTTTAGCCTTAAAGATGAAGATCAGCTAAATCTCTTTGGAAAACAGGCTCAGCTGACCGCTGGCATCAAAAAACTGGAATACCACGAGGACGGAAATCCTTGCCGTTATTATTCTGCCGAAGACATGCAGAAAATTATTAATGGTGCAATGGAGTTCAAAAGCTATCACACAACCTATGGGAATTCACTGAACATGTGGATAAAAGGCTGCTCCAAAACTTCGGAAATCGCCAAGATTGAATACGGAGCACCGATCCCGGAAGAATATCAGTCCGAAGTTTTAAAGGACTATCTGGCCGAAATGGCAGCCGACAAGGAGGTTAAATGAATACTCTGAAGACCATAGGCAGAAACGCTGTGCTTTTCGCTATAGGAGGTACGATTTACTACATGATCGAACTGATATGGCGAGGGTACAGCTCGCTGCCTATGGTACTGGTTGGAGGGCTTTGCTTCTTGTTTTGCGGTTCGATAAATGAATTTCTAGGATGGGATATGCTCATATGGAAACAGATGTTTATCTGTGCTGTCGGGATAACTGCAATTGAGTTCCTTTCCGGATACATTTTGAATATTGTATTGGGGCTTGGAATATGGGATTACAGCAATATGCCTTTTAACATAATTGGACAGATATGTCTTCCTTTTACTGTGGCATGGTATATCCTATCTCTATTAGCTATTGTATTGGATGATCATCTGAGGTATTGGATATTTGGTGAAGAAAAACCAAGATACAAGTGGAGGTAACGACGATGGATGAAAACCAGGTTTTAGAACTTGTGGAATTCTATGAAGATATGATTGAAAAGCAGGATGAAATCATAGTGAGGCAGAGCAGGTTCATCAAGAGCCTGGCAACCGAACTTTCTCATTTGCGAAATATGCTGAATGTAGAAGCGAGCGAAGATGAAAGACTTGACGCAGGGATTATTGAAGAAGTAAAGGAAGAGTATGTAAGCATGAGGGAACCGTAGAGGTTCCCTTTTTTCATGGAGGTAAGGTATGGTGCATGCGAGAGATAGACCTTTTAGGCGCAACACATTGGCATCTATTAATGGCGAAAGGAGGTTCTTATGCGAAAACTGGTGGATTGGTTAATCGGAGGTAATCTGGATCGGCTCTTAAAAGCACTCGGAGGGGAAGAGTAATGCTTGAAACATTTTGTCTATCTGTGCTTGGCAGCGGAGGTGTTGCCGGCATTTTTTTTGCTCTGATTCGTCACTATATTGAGCGAAGACTCATGGAAGTGGAGGCACGAGAGCAGGAACGCATTAAGTATAAAATTGAACAGAGAAAAGCGGATGAAGAAATTACACATGCTACGGGGCGCGTGCTCTTTTGGCTACATCATGCAATTGTAAAAGGAGAGCATAATGGCGAGCTCGAAGAAGCATTTGAAAATCTTCAGCGTGCAGAAGCACACAAAAAAGAAATGGACAGAGAAGTTCTGGCCAAATACAGCATTGATTAGGAGGAATTACTTATGGAATTACTTAACTTTTTAAAACAGATTCCGTTCCCGGTATTACTGGTTGCGGTGTTAATTTTGCTTGTAGTGACTTTGGTTATTGCGTTTCAGTATGCCAAGCATAAAGGATTGGAAGGTATCCGTGAACAGGTATACCAGCTGATCCTGAAAGCGGAACATATGTATAAAGAATCAGGAACGGGACAGCAGAAATTGAAATGGGTTGTTCAGCAGGCGAGAGGATTACTGCCAAAGTGGCTGCAGGTTATTATGTCGGAAGATGCGCTGCTTAAGATAATTGATGTGTGGTTTTGCGGCGTGAAAGATCTTTTAGACGATGGAAAAATTAATGGTTCACAGAAGGAAGGGGCTTAAGCCCTTTCCTTTTTTAGGGGGATATTATGAAAACGAATATAATGGGAACTGCAGTTGCTACGGTCCAGCAGATGCAGTCATATATACAGAAAGTTAATCCGGCAGTACCTAAATCTGTAATCGATATGGTTGAATATTATATATCAGAAGGAAAAACGGAAGGAGTAAGGGGAGATATCGCCTTTGCGCAAAGTTGCCTCGAAACAGGTAATTTCACATTCAATGGTTCTGCCGTAACATTGGACCAGAACAATTTTGCCGGAATCGGCGTTACAAAAAATGGTATGAAAGGGAATTCGTTCTCTCATCCATGGATCGGCATCCGGGCACAGATCCAGCATCTTAAAGCATATGCATCTAACGAAAAACTGTACGGTGTATGCGTGGATCCTCGCTTCTGTTATGTGAAAAGAGAAATAGCCCCATATGTTGAATGGCTTGGGATACAGGAAAATCCACAGGGCGGAGGCTGGGCTGCCGGGAAGAATTATGGCTCAAAGATATTGGAAATTCTGGCGAAGATAATCGCGATGCCAGAAGTGAATAAGGAGGATGTTACAATGAATCTTAACACAAGTTTAATCAGCAATAACAACAGCTATGCAAATCAGGTGCCTAAATACATCGTTATCCATAATACAGATAACTTTGCAAAAGGAGCAAACGCAAAGGCACATGCCAAGGCTCAACATGACGGGAACTTCTCCGGCTACTCTGCTCATGTATATGTTGATGATACCGAGGCTTATCAGGCTACACCTTTTAATCGAGGCGCATGGCATGTCGGCGTTAACTATGGTGGTGGTCTTTTCGGAATTTGCAACAACCACAATTCTATCGGCATTGAGATGTGCGTGCAGGCAGGGTATAATTATGATAAAGCATTTCGGAACACTGTTGAAATCTGCAAGATGTTGATGCAGAAGTTTGGAATTGACGCAGATCATGTGGTATCCCACTATGATGTGTGCGCAAAGAATTGCCCTTCTGCAATCCGGGCAAAAGGTGACTGGAACCGCTTCAAGCAGCTGATCGGCGCAAAGGCAGCAACTACAACTGTAGATAAATATTACAGAATCCGGAAAACCTGGGGAGACAGTAAGAGCCAGATCGGAGCGTACAAGAGCCTTGAGAATGCAAAGAAAGAGTGGAAACAGGGCTACACCATCTATGACTGGAACGGAAAAGCAGTGTATCCAGAACAGAAAAAAGACACTTCATCAAGCAAAGCAAAAGTTAGCCTGACTGAAAAATTAAACATTCAGCTTCCGGTGCTGCAGTCTGGAACAGAAGGTTCGGCAGTGCGTTGCCTGCAGGCAATACTCGGAGTTGCTGTTGATGGAGATTTTGGAAAGAACACCAAGACGGCACTTAAAACATTCCAGAAGAATGTTGGCATTGATGATGATGGTTGCTGTGGCCAGAATACATGGAAAAAGATTGCTGACCACATGAATGCAAATACATTCAAATAATAACAAAACAGGTGCTTTTTATAATATGTTTGCTTCAAAAATTGCCTTACAGGGTATAAAATATATCACGCAGTTTATAACAGTATTTGATATAATCTAACAAAAGTCCTTCCGATATATCAAGAGGTGCTAAATTATAACGGAAGGAGCAATGGCATGATTAAAATTTTACTGTCAAAAAAGCTTGGGGAGATGAGACTTACTCAGGCAGATTTGGCGAGGGCAACCGGAATAAGACCCAACACCATCAACGAGTTGTACCACGAGCTTGCAGATAGGGTGAATCTGGAACACCTCGACTTGATTTGCGAAGCCCTGGATTGTGAGCTGGATGAATTGATTGTTAGGGTACCGAACAAGGAATCAGCCATAACCCACACTCGCCAGGGAACTCAAAAACCCGGCAGAAAGAGGTAACCGCTGCAACGGTTACCTCTTATTAAAGAGGGGAAATCCCCTCTTTATTTCACTTCTTTTAAATTATAATCCAATGAATCGTACAAATAATCTGTATCAAATCCCATATCTTTGTAACCTTGCAATACAGTTCCAACATAACGGTTAGATGGCCTTCCCGCAGTGGCTGAGTCAGGCAAGAGGTATATCATAGCCTTTTTTCTAGTACCGTTTTTCAATTGTACAAATACATTTCTCTTTTTATAAAATCTCGGATATCCCTCGTACAGATCAAGAGCCTTCTCATTTTTGCTATCGATATTCCAAACAGCAACAGGAACCCTACTTCCTTTTTGCCTTTTGACGGTTGCATAAGATCCTGTGTGGCTTCCTCTGTAAAGTAATTTCCAATTTATCAGATATCCGGTAAATGCGACCGTTGCTCCAGGACAACGGTATGACATTTGCTGTACGTTAAGATTGCTTCCGTATGCTACATATAAACTCATGGCATTCCCTTTCTCCCCGTAAAGCCGTTAGGTCAGCTGATTTATAACTAAGCAACCTGTTCTGCTTTTGCGTTTTCACGGAGCTGTTTCATCATGTGAAGCCTGCAGGTCTTAAATTCATCTCCGTAGAGTCCAAGGCGGTTAGTCAAAATATTGTACATAAGTGTAATTTTTTTCTGAGCGGTATATCCATTCATTGAACGGAATACTACTTTATCATCGGATTCAATAGCCCAAGCAGAGAGTGCAAGGCAAAACTGAACATATGCTTTAATTTTTCCTGCATGAAGCGTGCTATTGAAAAGTCTAAATTCAACAGTACCTTTCTGGAAGAAGCTATGGAGATTCAGTGCATGATATCTTGTGGAGTTATAATGCTGATGATCGATACCACCACAATATCCATCGTTTGCTGGGCTATACCAGATCTTTTCGACAGAATCGGTTGTGATGTTCTTATCTTTTTTCATGGTATCGAGCAGGTTTTTACAAACTGGCAAACACCAACGATTTTTTCTGCTTCCGACTGCAAGGGCATCATAAATAATTTCCTGCCGACTATACATGAAGTTTACCAATCTGCGCAGAGAGGTTGCTGTATGGTTTGCTCCATCAACATGGATATGGATACCACATGAAGCATGAGGTACTCCACCAATTTCTCTGAATTTGCGAATGATTGCCTGCAATGTTTCAAGATCATCATATTTGAGAATAGGAGTTACAAATTCAACCCTGTATTCGTCCATGTTCGCATTTCCTGTTTTGCGTACTGGAATAATGGAACTGTCTCTCATTATTTTCCATTTCCGTCCCTGTGAATCACGAATGATTCTGGTGTGATAGCAGGTGTGATCAGGACCTGTTACCGTACTCCCGATAACTTCGGCAACAGCTTCAGCTGCCATAGCTCTTGTGATTCCTGTAAATTCAACCTCAACACCGTAGTTCTGTTTCTTTAAAAGTTCTGACATATCATTTTCCTCCTATTATCTCTCAAACCTCGCACCGTCTATGCGAATGTTTGTTCTGTTGTTTATGTTTGTATATTACCATATGTACCGTACATGTCAATAGTTTATTGAAGAAAATCTCTAAAATAATGAAGAAAAATATTGACAAAATAGAGAATAAGAGATATAATAATATCATAAAGAACAGGGAGGTGTTAAGATGAACAAGAATCGCAAGAATCGCAAGAAACCAAAAAAAGAAAGCGATCATGAAGAACTGCTCGCAAAGTTGATCTTCATAACCGCAATCTTAAATTTGATTCAAGCCATAGCAGACTTGATCAAAACATTCAGTTAGGAAACGGGGAGGTCAGAGCTCCCCTGAATCCAACTTTAATATACAACACACAATAACGCATGTCAAATGAAATGGAGGTCTATATGAACATTATATTAGATATTGCCAAGATTGTTATTTCAGTTGCAACGCTGATATGTTTATACAAGATATACAAAAAGAGAAAGGAGGATTGATAGAATGATTTCATACAACCCGCTTTGGCACACACTAATAAACAATGGTATGAACAAAGGTAACTTAATGGAAAAAACTGGAATTAGCTATGGAACTATGGCTTCCATGGGAAAGAATGAGCCAGTCAATCTAAAACAGATAGATAGAATCTGCAAAGCTCTTAATTGCGGCATCAGTGACGTGATAGAGTATATACCTGATTAACATCACTGCAATAAATAATACGATTTATTCCCGTGATGTTAGAGTGATGTTTGGAACTATTGCAAATAATAATACAACGTGGTATATTTAATAAAAGCCCGCCTCTCTTATTTTATTTAATACACGGTAACACGAAAAAGCGGCCTAGTGTTATTGA